ATGAACACACCAGCACCGTTGCCCCAACTGGAGGCAGAGATTGCCGCCTTAAGGCAGCTATTGGCAGCATTTCGATTCGACCTAGCGGGCAAAGACTGGCTTACGGTCGAGGAGGCGGCCTACTACTGCGGGGTGTCGATCAGCCAGTTCAACACCAAAGCTGCGGGCTACTCGCTTACCCCCCGAAACTTCATGGGTAAGAAGCTGTACGAGAAAGCGGCCCTATACCGGGCCATCCAGGCAGCCAGCCAGTGGGGTCAAGTGCCACTGACGGGATATGCCTCTGAGCCACAGTCTCCGGGCGTAGCTGCTGCCTTTGCCAAGCTGGCTCGCTACGAAAGACGACGCGGACGGACTTGAGGAGAGGCGTTTGAACGTTAGCGGAAAACTCATGACCCTGGCCCAGGCAGCGGAGTTGTCTGCATGCTCGACCAAGACGCTACGCCGAGCCATCGATGCAGGGCGCCTGAAGGCCTGCCGTCTAGGCCAAGGCGCAAAGTCAGATCGCATCCACCCTGCCGATCTAGATGCGTGGTGGGCTGCATCTCGACTCGAGCCCCTGCAGTTCCCCGCCTTTCCATACGCACGCCTGGCGCCGCCGTTCGACACGGTGGATGAAAGGTTGGACCGGCTACTCAGTCCCCCGCAACGAAAAAAGAAACCAGTATCGAAGCAGAAGACCCGACCTAAGCGCTGAAAGCGCTATAGCTCCAACGCCGCCGCCACCTAGCGATTTCGCCACCCCTGTCGAACTGGGCATGGTGACGTCACGGTGACCTGGCCCAGCCGTCCCGATCCCAGATTCCGGGCTGAACAGGCGAAGTCAGCCGTAGGTGGAAATAAAAGAGCTTCCCCAGCTCTTCACAGAGGATCAGGCACCTAGCCAACAAAAAACCCCGCCGAAGCGGGGTTCTTTAGATGAGAGACCTACGGTCTTTGCGAGCGTTTCACAGTGACGTTGCCTTCGCTCACTCTCACGCGGTATGAAACCGTCTTCGTAGTAGCGCTCATGGGGCCCTTCGACGCCTGGCCATTGGCCTGCGGTGCCACGATCCTTGCAGGAGCGCCCGACTTGGTAGGGATTCGCTGACAATTCAAGGCGTTAAGCATCATGGTTGTATCCCACGTGGTGGTGGATGATCTCCGGTTCATTCAGGAATGCAAAAGGCATGCCACGTCGCATCAATCCAATGCGGGTGCGGCCGCCCACTGTGGCGATGCCCATCGCGAATTTCTGTATAGCAGATTCGGCGTTAACCAGCGTCGAGACCAAATCGACGGCCGATTGTACTGGAAGATTTGCCAGATCCATCATGGGCGCTCCTTCGCCCCACGGGAGATCACCTGGCACCTGAGCCTGAATTTCGGCCTCAAATGGCTCAGGAACCTGAACGCCCTGCTTTCTTAGTTGGTCGAGCACTTCCGTCACGATGCTCTGCCTATGGGTGTCAAATGCGGCAATCACTGCACGTCCGACCCCCCATCTTGCGTCGGGGCTAATTCCTAGCATCAAGCTCGATATCGCGCTGGATTGGCCGGCCCAGGCCGCACTGCAATGGGGCGGATCAGCAAACTCCTCCAGCATGCTTTCCTGCTGCACGCTCACGCGAAACACTTTCGTGTAGTCATCGTCAGGTCCATACCCGCTGATGAGGAACTGAAGGTCATCCAGCATTGGACGCATCGCTTCATCAATCGCGGCGAAGCCTGTCTGTTGCTCCCAAAGCGGGCGGACGAATGTGAGGAAATCGCTGACCACCTCTTCCGCTTTTTTATAGGCCTTACCGCTAGATCTCGCGCTCCGACGGAATTTGTTTGCGATCTCAGCGATCACCACACCATTCAACGTTCCGAGCCCAGATGTAATCGCAGCAACGGAGCACTCGACATCGTCCTTCTCGCCGACTTCGAAAAGAACGAACATTTTCTGGACGCCACCCATTACGTTAGTAGGAGTGGCTACGAAATTGGCATCGGAGAACGCAAGCAGCGGTCGTCCTTGCGCATCGAACATTGGATTGCCATCCACGTCGCGAGCCAGTGCGTCTGGCGTCCGAAATGGAAAATAAGCTTTTTCAACTATGCTCGAAAGGGAGTCGCACCCCAGTACCACACCGTGAAACGTTGCTACGACGACATTTGTGGTCATCCCTGCCCCTCTTTAGTCTGCCCAGCCGCCAATCCCGTAGAAACGGCTGATCACCGCGAGGGCACCATGCCCTCTGCGACAGATGCTACCTGTGCGAAGAGGCTCTCGCCAATGAGCATACTTGTCCATACTTGTCCTGCTCCGCCCCTCGGCGTCCAGACTAGCTCAAGGATCATCCGCGGGACGCTCTCAGATGGGTAGGTCTAGCTTAGGCATTTGATTGGCGGCAGAAACCTTATCTTGTCGTTGCCGGAGCGCTTCAAGCCGCTCTACTAGGAAGGCATCCGGATTCCATTCCCTTTCAGGCCGCCCAGGTACTCCGGTAGCGAGCCTGAGCTTTCCCGCGAGCTCAACCACCATCACACCGATCTCCGCAAAACGAAGCTGACGTTGAGCAATGTAGGTGTCGTAAGGGAAACCATCATAATCATGGATATCCGCCAAGTACTGCTTCGCCTCATCGATCTCAAGGGGCAACGAGAGAATGGAGTACATCAGGTTCGGCTCAATGGACTTCCACTCGACCTTCACCGCCTCCCATGTGAGCGCTGGGGCCTGAGTTTGTTCAAGGTAGTAGTCCTCTCCGTCCTTGGTTCGGCCCGCCGGATGACCCTCCGCGGTGCCTTCATCGCCCGCTACGCTTGCACACCCATGGATAAGGCGCTCGAGTTCGATCAGTACAGTGGCCCCTAGATAGGCGGCATCAGCCGTTCTGTCACGCCTCCTCTTCCAAATGTCAGCAAGCTGCGCAAGCAGCCAACCTATGACTACGCCGCCGACAATATTCCCTACTGCGTCCATTCGTGTCCCCTCTGTGCCGATGGTCAACCAGCGAGAGTGTCTACCAACCCCGTTCACTGCTGGCCCATTTCTCCAGGTCCAAGCCAGAGACTCCTTCAGCCTGGACGTGGCTGCCCTAGGCCGGATGCTACCCCTGAGGTATCCCAATGCCAATCGAGGGGGGGTTAGGCTGCCTCCTCGGCCAATTCGGGGTCCAGCCTGAGAGCGGTCGATTCGAACCAATGAGCCTCAGTCCGCAGTCGAGCGGCGCCCCGTCTCCGAGTTGCCCTCGCCCGCCAGTCGCCGCTGTGATTCCTGTCCAAGTCGTCGGCCTGCTGCCATAGCGAAGCCGCCCGCGCGCGCCCAGTGTGCCTTGCCGATGCTCTTCTGATCCATGCAGCTACTGTCGCCGCCGACGGTCGCACGCGCCGATACGGAGGCAACGCCGGCTGACTGGCACCGCTACAGCTTCGGGTTGGGGATCGCATCCAGTCGTCTCTGCTGCTGGAGCTCGATGCGGGAGAGCTTGCGGGCCGGCTCGTCGTTGGCCACCAGCCGCGCCACAGCCTCCTTCAGCGGCACACCCTCCAGAACCCGGACGGCACACCACCGCTCGGCATAGCACTTCCCCTGGGCGACGCTGGCAGCCCGGACCTCCTTGTCTTCCCACAGTTTCCTGCAGGCCAGGACGACACGGGCCCCGTGGCAACCAGGCTGTACGCTGGCGATCTGACGATTTCTCCACCACAGCCCCCAGTGCTCGCCGTACTGCACCCAGCCTCGGGGTTGAGGGGCAGTCATGAAGCCAATGAAGTTGCAGGGTGGGAGCATGCGCGCAGGATACGGACCGGGGTCTCAGATGTCGCGACGGCACGTGAGGGCCATGCAGGTGCCGCGTCCCTCCTCCTACAGCGCCCCCAGATCCTGCAATTCGATGTGACCCCGCCGAAGAAGTGCGGATAGAAGCCGACCGCCCGCGACTTGGCGACCCCAAGCCCGGTTCAGGTGTTCGGCTTGGAGACGCCCCGCTTCCAACACGGCGGCCGCCTCAAAACTGGCCGGCTTGCCGCGCAGCGGGTCGCCGGGCGAAGCCATCCCACCTTCCAGCGGCTGGACGATTGCCGGCTCCTCGTCGGCGTTCTTGGCATAGGCCATAGCCAGCATCCGGCCGTTTCTCGGCGACCATCCACCGAGCACAATCTCCGTGTGGAGCTGGTCCCTAGGGATGCCCGCGCGGTTGGCGGCCGCTAGGTAGTTCGGCCAGAGCTGATCGATCACCAGCCCCAGCTCCGCCATGAGCTGCTCCATCGTGAAATCCGCCCGGAAGCTGGCCTGCAGGCTCAGCTCGTAGAGTCGTAAGAAAAATTGCGCCGACCCGCGTGTGGCCATAACCAGGTTGTGTTGAGGGACTAGTAGCAGCTTGGCGGCCGAGGAATGCCCCCCGGTCATGGTATCGACGGCCAGCGTGTCGACAGCCACCAGAAGCTTGTCTGGGCTGAGGATGACGTTGAGGATGCTCATCGGGTAGTCCGTCTGGCGAAGCTGAACTATCGCGGGGCGTCCCTGCCCTGTCCAGCGGCATCACCGGACATATATATTTCGTTGACGTCGTTGGCCAGGCCGATGAGGCTGGGCCGCTACTTGAAGTAACGAGCGTACGGTGCCGATGCCTGCCGCGTGATCGAACGTTCACGGCCTTACCCGGTCAGGGCTTGATCACTGTTCTAGGCGGGGCGGTCCTTGCCTGCCCGCACTGCGAGAATCGCCAGGCCGTTAGCCTGGCCAGGTTCTCCGGGTTCATCGCTCGGGTGGGCAGCGCATCGCGCTCTGCAGCACCTACATGGACTGGGGGAGCAAGCAGTTAAAGGCGTGCAGATAGCGCCTAATTTTGCCGCTGAAACTCGGGCATCGCTCGACGCATATATTCGTCGAAAAGCGGAACCGTGAAAGCAGTGTCACCATGATTGGGGGCGTAAATCATTCCCTTCTTGATGAGGCTGCTTCGGGTTGGAGCAACAGACTCCACCCTTCGACCGAGGCAGCCAGCAATATCACCTGAACGATGCGGGCCGGGGCCAAGCTCCGCCATCGCCCTGATGTAATTCTTCTCTGCCGCCGTCAGGCGGTCCAAGCGCACCCTGAAAAATGACGCGTCGAGTTCGGCCAAAGCTCTAACAGTCGCCTCCTGCGCATCATTTTCTGTGATTGGAGACGCTTTGGCGATGTCCCACGCATGCTTCCCCCATTCTTGGAGGAAGTAAGGATACCCGGCCGTCTTGGACACGATCTCCGTAATTGCCGCGTCCTCAAACCCGACCGACTCCCTGGACGCAGGAACTTCCACAGCTGCCGCTGCACTTTCATTATCCAGCTTGTCCACATGAACGAACTCGAACAGTCGTTCAGCGTACGATTTGGCGTCGCCCATTTGCCCGAGAAGCTGGGGCAGCCCCGCTCCAACCATAGTGATAGGGAGCTGCGCTTGTGAACAAGCATGCAGTGACATGATCAATGACGCCAACTGCTCTTCAGCGACATGCTGAATTTCATCAACAAATAGGACAAGTGCAGTGCTTTCGGCCTTGGCCGCCTCGCCTACAGCAAGCATCAGCGCGCTCAAGTCATGGTCTAGATCGCCACTATCAGCAAGACCCTCCTCTTTAGCAAGATCAAGTCCCAGTTCGATATCCTGATATTTCAACTTCAGCGCACCAATGAACCCGCCCAGCGCGCGGAGAGCACGTCCAGCCGAATCCTTGGCGGCTTCCACCCGCGAAAGGCGTAACAAAGTTGCGCGAAGAGCTGGAGCCAATGCTGCCGGTAACGAGCGATTCTCAGGAGCCTCTACTGTCACCGCGTAGATATTCAAAGCCTGGGCGTCCGTGCGGACCTTGTTAAGCAAGACCGTTTTGCCGACCCCACGCAACCCATACATCACGAAGCTCCGGGAAGCTCTACCGGCGCGGATGCGGTCTAAAGCAACTGCAATACGCTCGATAAGATCATCCCGGCCCGAAAGCTCTGGGGGAGGGGTGCCAGCACCTGGCGCATAGGGGTTGGTTCGGGGATCCATAGCGACCTTAGTCAATCTTAGGTGATCTTATCGAATTTCGATAAGGTAGCATAAATTCCATAAGAGATGTTTGCGCCAGTAGCACTAAGTCGCCGCCAAATTATCTATGACGAGCTCCGACGCGGCACCAGCCCCAGCTTAGTCGACGTCCGACGTGTTGCAATGAGACCAGTGCTTAGAACTTCCCACTCACGAGAACCCCACTCAACGCGGTCGCCACGGCGAGGACTCGGTAGAGGCTAGAGTACCAGCCCTTTCGGACGGGAGAAGTCCACTGCCGGAGATCAATAATCATCTGGCCCGCCACTACGCTGCTACCCATCCAGAAGAGCGTCCAAGGGACTGCAACATCCGTAAAGGTCGCGAAAATGGCCACGCCGAAAAGCGGGACGGCTACGAAGAAGGCGAGTACCAGGAATACCTTGTTCAAAACAAGATCTCGCTTCTTCGCCTGCGCTTCTCTTTTAACCTCCTCATTCGCAGCGCTGATAACTTGCTCAGCTAGCTCTGGGTTCTCCTTTGAAGCCTGCAGCAACTTCGTGCGTAGTTCCTCAAGCGATACACGCCCTCTGACATCAGGCAGCGCCGTCTTACAGAATTTAGCGCTAACTACGCTTACCGCCCGTTCCAAACCTGATTCATCTTGCATCCGTGCTCTCCAGAGTCTTTGATAGCTTAGCGGCCCTAAGCAGTGAAAACTTTAGCCAGACAAACGTACAGCATCTCTTCACTTGGGCTGGCAATGGCCTTCCACTGCATTGGCATCGCTCCGGCAGCTAAGGCACGGTAGATGTGTGACAAGTCTGCTCAGCAGATAGTGGGGGTTACCGACTGTCCGCCAGCCCCCGCACTTGGCTAACTGGGTTGGTGACCTAAACCGCAGCTACCCGGAAAAGTGGCTCTCCCCCAACCTTCGAGCCGTCTTCCTTTGCGATCCAGAGTGCCCAATCTGAGAATTGAGAGGCACGCATCATCTCGGCCCTGTCAGGTCGTCTATCGCCCGAAACAGTAAACACGATCTCATCGTGCCCGAACTTTCCGACGATGGTTGGCTCCAGCCCAACGATGATCGGCATACCGGTGAAACTTCTCAATGCGGCGGGGAATTTATCTGAGTGAATTGCCGTCACGTAAGGCTTTGCGATGCGCATGACCTTGAGACGCTGATCAATGTCTCCCCAAATCGGACCTGCAGGCGAGGCGGTATTGGTCACTTGGATCGCACTGATCTTCTGATCACTTTTTCCTACATAGTCCACCGCGAGATACCACTCTTGACCATCTGTGAAGAACTCACCTTTGCTCAGGCTCGCGGCCGCACAGGTCTGAAAAGCATCTACTGGAAAACTCATACCTACTCCGTGGCTGCCCCGGCCAATCCAGGGCCTGCCCGCATCCTATCAGGGTGAACCACGCATCTAAGGCTTCAGGACCCCACGCAGTCGACTAGTTGATCGGATCGGCCCTGTGCCGGTAGTGGCTGTCTACCATGACCATGGCGGACCGCCCTACGAAGACCACGACCAGGCCACAGGCACACGCCTCGCCGACCTGCCCAGGACACCCGTCCTCATGCAGGAGGTAGTGCCAGTTGATCTTGCCGATCAGGTCCTTGGCTAGGCCGGCGCGGGTGATCAGGTCTACGTAGTCCACCTCCCCCTCTGCCCAAAGGACTTGGGGGCATCACAAAGCAATATGGACCGCGCCTTTTAGGGTCTCCAAAGACTGGGCGTGGGGCGTATCTAGGCCGTTTCGCTCGCATCTCGCGCGCGTGCGCGTACTTGTCTCGAAACTCCGGGGTGGCGGTGGGAGAGCTCGCGCGCGTAGAGGCGTCCAGAAACATGAATCCGTCGTTGGTCATCTGCACCACTGACTAAGGCCTTCCACTAGCCAAGTCATTGATTTACAAGCAAACCTCAGAATTGAGTTTTGCATATCCATGGCTGCAGTCGCTGAGCCCGTCGTGGCTAGTGGACAAAGTACGTCCAGCATTGCAGCTCAGGGTTCACTACGACCAAGTGTCGCCCGTCATAGAAGGCGGCCATCAGACCACAGGTGCAGGGTTCCCCTTCCGGCGCGCCGCAGCCCCCCTCGTGGTACACAAAGTGCTCGTAGACCGTTGGCTGCCGCTCGTGGGCCGCCAAGATGCGCTCCATCCAGTCCCAGGAGTCCAAGGCTTCTGCTGCCGCGGGAAGGGCTGGGATATCCGCCAGAAAACTCATTCCCGGCCCCCGCCTATTGCCGCAGCCCTGCCAGCACCTGAGCGAGCTCGCGAAGCGCGGGGCGCTCCCCTCCCTTCCAGGCGTTCAGGGCGACCTTTGCCTTGCCCTCGCTGGTGCGAGGCCCCGTTGACCGATCCCACGGTCGCCATCTCTGGATCGCCAGCGCTTGCCGCCGGCGCCGCTCTGGGGTCCAACCACTGCGCATCTTGGACGTCCTCCAATAGTTTGTTTTGCTGTCTTTTTCTTCCCGCGCGCCCCGTCCGTTCCGGTGCCTGCCCGGGACTTTCCGGGGCATGGTTGTTCACCTGTTGATGGCCGCCGGCAATGTTGGCCTGCTTAACGAAGGCCACCGCCCGGGGGTTCTTGATCTCCGCCAGTGACTCCAGCGTGGTCCGACATTGGGACTGCGCCTTCAAGGCCAGCCGCATGTAGGTCTCCATCGCACCAAGGTGTGAGCCCATGTTGATTGCTGCGCGCCGGCTCATCTCTAGAAAGACGGAGTTGAGCGCAATGGCCTGGCTAGTCAGAAGTGCCTCAGCCTGCTCGGTGCCGCCCTTGGCGTTGGCCTCCACAGTCTGTCGGGTGGACTTCACGAGTTCTGAAAGCTCGTCGCCCCCACTCACCCCGGAGTACTGGCAGAACATCATGCTTACGAAGGCGTTGCTGGCCACCCCCTCGGTAATCAGGCGGGCGGACTTCCCAGCCATGGTCTCCCCGCCATCCACAGGCACCTCCAGGGTTGCTGCGCGGTGGCTAGGTCCCTCTTGGCTTTCCCTGAGGCCCTTTTTCATCTGGTCTACGACTCCGTTTAGCAAGGCTTCGGCCCAAGAGGTGGCCCCGCAGCGGGGGTGCTACGATTCCGGCCAAGGATCTGGACTTGGGGAAGCATGTGAACTGGAAAGCCAACAAGTACGCGCCTCAGCAAAGCTGGAGGTCGGTCCAGAGCGAGGCTTTCAGCAAGAGATATCCGAATGGCAAGGGCGGCTCCAGGTCGATCGCATTGGCAGTCGTGGCCATCCCCTTGGCCGTGGTAGCGATTGTCGGACTGGTCTATTCCGTCCTGAAGTTCTTCGGCGGCTAACGGGCCTGCCCCACCCCCGACTCGAGCCGGTTCGCCAATTCCACAACCTCATCGTCGTCTTCTTTCTCGCCGATCTGCCTAAGCCCGTTGAGCTGGGCTTGGATGTCGCCCGTGTTCCTCTCCGTGTTCTTCGCCAGCCAGCGAACTGTCTGGGGATTAGTCATCATCCGGGCCAACAAGTTGTTACTGCCTGCTAGGGCCAGGGACGAGGCCAGGACGATCGCAGCTTGTCCGAGGTTGCCTTGGAGAGCCTGCTGTCCAGACATGAGAGCTGTGCCGCCCAGTGTCACGCCGAGCGCGGCTTGGCGGGAGGTTCCCGGGGGATTTGCGAACACCTTTCCGCCTGTGCGAATCGCTTCAGCCACGTTCGCGAGTTTGCTCACGTTCTGGACGTAGTCCGAGCCGAAGCGAGCGTTGCTGAACAGCTGCTTCCTAGCCTCAGGGCTCAGGTCCGCCCAGTTGTTCAGGAAAGTATCCATCGAGAAGGCGTCTCCGGCCGCATTCTGGTTTGCCTTGGTCGCGCGCCCCATGCGCTGCAGGAAGGAAGCTGTTACATCCTCACGGGCAGAAGGCGGGAGGGCGTCCATCACACGCTTGAGTGGAGTCGCTCCGTTCTTCGCACCGGAGAACATCGCCTGATAGGCGACCTCCGGCCCGCCTTCTTTCTGCACAATCTTGCCGATCTGCTCGAGCTTCATCTGGCGAAGCTTGTAGTAGTTGTTGGCACGCGACAGAGCGCGCTTGGCCTCAGGGGAGCTAGCCGCCGATTCCATATCTGCAGTGAGGGCGGCATAGACCTTCTTCCATTCCGCATGCGCGGCATCCCTCGTGAGGAATGTCGCTCCCACCTCGTGGCCGACCTTCGAGCGGAGTTCCTTGATGGCTTGGTACGGCAAGGTTCCGTCGGCCATGTTGCCCACGGTGCGCCTCACGTTCTCCTCGATGTCGGCTGCGCTAGGGACAGGCTCCATTACCGTCATGCCGAGTGAGCGCCGCCGCGCGTTGTTGGCCGCAATGGTTTGTGCCTGCTGCTGGAGGTACTGCCTGTAGGCCCCAGCGTTTTCCCTCATGCCAGGCTGGGTAAGAACAGCCGCACCTCCAGTCGAGTCGCTCAGCAACGCCCTCTCCATGGCTTTGAGCCTTGGCTGGTCGAAGAATCGCGAGACCTCAGGCGCCCCGCGGATGCTACCGTTGACCTGACGCATTGCCTTTGCCGTGTTTGATACCGGAATCAAGGTTTCTGCCGGAAGGTGCCTGTCCAACTCGGCGTACAGACGGTCCGAGACGGCCTTGGTTCGGTCAACGAAGCCGCTCGGCCCGTAGATACCCTGTTGCACCGTCGTCCCCACCTGGGTTGGTGTCAGGTCAGCACCGCCCGGGGTGATTTGGTTGGAGAGGCGATCTGTCGTGGCTCTGGCAGCATCGGCCTGTTCTCCACCCAGCGCGGCAATTCGTCCCGACCCACCTGGCGAATTGCCTAGGTAAGTTTCGAGCGCCTGCGCCGACCTGCTACCGGTCGCCTGTCCGACACTCGGGGTGGTCCCAGCCGCCGCGAATTCGTCCACACGCTGTTGGATAGCGGACGTATCAGCGCCGCGCAGACCTCTCCGGGTGGCTCCTGCGGTCAAGACAGGAACGGTGCCCGTGGCGGCAACTCGCCCTCCAGTGAGCAGATTTGCGACACCGCTTGCTGCGCCCGGGCCAAAGCCACCAACAAACCCAGCCCCCAACTGTGCACTGGGCGATCCACCAGCCTCTCGAGTGGCACTGGCAGCGCCGGCACCTGCGGCGGACGAGGCGGTCTGCAAGCCCGGCTGCGCCGTTAGCAGTTGAGCCAAGCGGTTCTCGGCCACCGGAGCAGCGCTGCGCAGGGCCGGTGAAACGCCGGACTGTGCGGCACGCGGAGCCAGCCCGGCCAGCGCATTGATGCCGCCACCGATACCCAGCGTCAGGCCGGTTCCGGTCAAGGCCTCGCCCACGTCACCCAGGGTACGATCCCCGGAGGTCTGCGCCTTCGGCAGCCCGATGCGATCGGCCAGCGCTGCGGCCTCTTCTCGATACGGCCGAGCCTCCTGCATGCCGAGCTGGCGAGCAACTGGGTTGACGATGTAGTTGTTGAAGGCGTCGCCACCCACTGTGCCAATCAGGCTGCCAGTCCCTTGGAGGAGTGAGCGAGCACCGAATGCAGCATCACGCCCCGCGCCGTACTCCCAGCCGTCCGGCGCCACGCGTGCTGCCTGTCTGGCCTGAACCTTGCTCGCTGGCGTACCCCCGACAATATCGATCTCCAAAGGCCGCTGTCCGCCAGCATCCACCAGAGGGCCGCCGTCCATGCTGTCTTGGGCATACTTCTTCCACGGGCCGTCGCTGTACATGCGCTCTTGATCGCCGTGTAGAGTTTTGGCATACGCAGTAGCGTTCTCTGGCGTATCAAACGAGCCGAGGTTTCGCCCCGTCCGTTTATAAAGCGCGATGGCATCATCGTCGCTCAAGATGCTCCCGTCATCGGAGACAGTTGGGATCAGCACCTCGCGTCCGTCAAAATTGGCGGAGATGGATCTGACGGTCGAAATGCTTCCATCGGCATTCCGCACCACAGGGCGGTTAGCCAAGTCGATATTGCCTGCCTCGATCCGGCCACGCGGCATTTGCGGCGACGATTCCTGCCGCCCGTATTTTTCCCAAGGGCCGGCCATTAGAGCCGCTCCCAATTATTCGGATCGGCAGCGTCTCCGCCGCGGAAGCGGTAGCCGTCTTCGATGGAGCCAGGCTGCGGACCTTGCTTCGCTGCCATAGGAGCCAGCCCCCCACCTGCAGCGGATCGCATGGCGCGCTCCGTGACGGTGCGGTTTCGCATCTTCTGCTGGATGACTTGAGGAGAGTCGCCAGGGATGGGAAAGTAGTTCTTGCGCTCTTGGTCCATTTCCGCCACACCGATGGCCGCACCGGATTCTTTGCGGAGATTTGCCCGCAGCCAGTTGTCCTGGGCCTGCCGATACTGCTGGCCTTCCGGCGTCGCTAGAGGATTGAGAAAATCTCCGCCTGCGGTGTAGTAGTCACGCCTGTTGGTAGGGTCGTACCCAGATTCCTCTAGGCGCCGCATCTCCTCATTAGCTGACACCATGCGCTGGTAGAAGCCACTGGCGTTGCGCTCACCCTCGCTGATCTTGCCAGCCGGGATGTAGGTCGTGGTCCCATCGCCGTTGTCGATGACCTGACCACCAGTCGGGAGGTCCTTCGGCTTGTTGACGATGCTCACCTGCCCTGTGGGGCTGCGCTGGGCGATAGTGCCGACTGGCAGTCCCATCGCAGCAACCTCCTCGGGTGTCAGGTTGGTAAAGGTGGCCGCCTGCTTTGGCGGTGTGTAACCGAGTCTCGGAGATGTCTGGGAGAACTGAGCCACATTGCGGTCAGGGAGCTGGACGCTGGTGAGCTGTCCGCCGGCCTCAGCGTCAGCGTGCGCCGCCTCAATATCTGCCGGGTCCATCCCGGGGTCGAACCTGTACGGATGACCGTCGCTAGCGGTCATTAGCTGCCCAGTGGCCGCGCCGGGAGCAGGAAGATCACTGAGCTGACGAATGCGTGGATCCCAAACCATCTTCACTCTGCCGCCCATGCCATCTGGAACGTCAACGAGGTTGCCATTGGCCGGCGCGAACGGTACTTCCGCCACAACGTTGCCCGAAGCATCAAAGCGCTTCGCTCCAGGACCGAGCGTGAACTGCTCGGGCTGCTTTGTCCCCCCGCTGTAGGCCTGGACCAGAGACTGCGCGGCCTGATCGATCACAGGTGCGGTCTGAGCGTTGTACTCAGTGGGGAGATCGGACAGGCCGAACTTAGACAAGGTCGGGATGAACTGCTGATACAGACCGGGCCGCGCCTGCTCCGGCACCGAGGTCAGCAGCTTGGCCATGTTGATCATGGTCTTGTTCCGGCGCTCGTCGCTGTTGCCGAGCTGCTTATCGAGCGCCCCCGCCGATCCAGCATCCACCGCGGCCGCCTGACCCAGAATCTCTTGGCGCTGCTCCTGCGGCGCCTGGTAGGCCAGCGAGGCTAGCTGGTTGAGCTGGTTCGTGTCTCGCTGTGCCTTGATCTGCTGGCCGAACTGGAAGCCGCCAGCCAGGCTGTTCATGAACTTCTCTTGGAAATCTGCCACGTCTGGGCTCTCCTGTTCTGGGATAGCTAACGGCACAGGTGCACGACTGATGCCGCAGCAAAAAAAAGAAGGGTGGCGAGCACTTCACTCGCCACCCGGGCCCGCCCTTGGGGGACGTGGGGCCCTACTACTTAGGACGGGATTTGGGCGTTCTCGCCTCCCGCATCCATGGGAGTCCATGGGCGTCCACGGCACTTAGGGAGTGGCGCCCATCGCCTTAACGACGCTACGACTTGCCCGGCTCAGCCAGTCCATCAGTCGCCGCTCAGCGGCCATCACCTGGGTGCGGCAATATGCTTCGCGCTTGGCAACCTCCTTCGCCACCTCCCGGAACGGGCGACGATTGCCCATCAGCCTGGTCGCTGCCTCTCGGGCAGCCCAGTCAGGGTGGCCACAAGCCGCCATATGCAGCGAGACGGTTTCCCAACAGTTCCGCTTGCCGGTGCTGTAGAGAAGCAACCATGCCTCAAGTGGTCCGTCCAGATGAGCGTCCACCAACGCATGCAGCGCGAATCTCGAGGGCCGGGTAGCTGGAGTGGCTACAAGCACTTTGGAGGCGTTCCATGCTCGCATCTGGCGGGTACGGCTCTTGGACCCTGGCGCGCGCATCTCCGCGACCCCATCGAACTCTACGATTGCATCCCTATCGGCTGGCTTGAACAACTGAAGTGCCTTCTCCCTAGCCTGAAGCCCTTCGGGCAGATAGCCACTAGCCGACTGCTGCACTCTGCCGCGGCGGCATAGGGACAGAGTCGCCCCCCTATCTGGATTTGGCTCGCCGTCTGCACCCGACCAGCGGATCAGGGGAACGCTCATCGAGTTGGATACACCGAAAGCGCAGGCGAGTGCCTTGGCCGCAACGTCGATCGCCTGTTCGTCCTGCAGTACAGCCAGGGATCTTTCCCAGTCGTAGTCTTCCGTCCCCTGCTCAACCTGCCCCATACACCACCTCCAGCGGGCCCAGGATTGCCCCGCTTGCGGACCGTGTGGCGAACCGGTTCGGGAGACGAACGGGTTGCGTTTGGGCCGCCCAGATCAGAGGGCTTAAATCCAAGACAGGGAAGCAGGCAAAGCACGCTCCGCTTGGTATATATCTAGAAGGGTGTACACATAGCGACCTCGACGGGTTGTAGATAACCGCCTGACTGGCCTGCATAGCGACCTCATAGGTCTGTATGTGGGCCAACTTATCGAGCAGTTGGCCTGCATAGCGACCACATTGGCCCACATAGCGACTAGCCATCGCGATTTCTCCACAGATTCGGTGGAGTGACAGTCGATGGTTCCAGATGCTTTTCTGATTCGTCGATCGCGTAGTACGTCAGCGCGTACAGGCTGCACATGTTCTTGCCACCCTTGCGTGTCTCGATGATCCAACCGCCCGCCAGTAGCTCCAACTTGGCACCGTGGACTGTCGCCTTGCTCCTCCACCCACGAGTAGAGAGCATCGACCAGGCAATGCTCAGATCACCGTTCTTTCCCGGACGGTACTGTCGGGCAAGCTCCAGAAGCAGCTTCACGGCATTACCGGAGAGGCGGCCAAACTCCTCAGAGTCGGATATCCGGTGTTCGAGCATCAGGAACGGCGCGCCCTTTGAGCGCCCCGTGAGCTTCTGGCGACGCTTGTCGGGGTTTCCCCGAGGGTAAGCCGGTGCGTGACCGACATTGCCTGCTACAGGCCGCTTGGCGCGGTCCTGGCTTGTACTGTGCATACGCCCCCCAAGGGCAAGTGAGCGCAGCCCTCAGGCGCGCTTAGGGCGACTAAGTGGCAACTTGGTGCTTTCGGTCAGGTGCTTCCACGTACGGCCATTCCGAATGGACCGGATCAGCGACGGAGTGACCGATAGCCGCCTGGCCCAAGCCTTCGTGGGAACGATCCCTTGGGTGCCCATCACCGCCAGGACTTCAGCAGGCGTTAGCTTGCATGTAGGGGATTGGCTGCCGTACTTCCGCAAGCACCTCTCACGTTGGCGGCGACGGTTCTCAGGACCGCTCACCGCCTGCAGATTGCTCACCCGGTTGTTGGACTTGTCCCCATCCAGGTGATCTATCTCCATCCCTTCTGGTATCGAGCCTCTAACGGCCTCCCACACCAGCCGATGGGCGTACCAGGTTCGGCAGGAGGTCCGTCCCAGTCTCTGAATGATCCGCACGTATCCGTCGCGGTACTGCGCCCCCAACTTCCTCCCCGACTCGCTCCACACCAAGCCAGAGGCGGGGTCGATGAGGTAGCCGGAGGCTCTATGCAATACGGTCGATCTGGACTCACACTGCATGGGAGCCCCCCAGCTTCTGTTGGGCCGGGGCAATCCATTGGGAGGCATGCCGCTCTAGACGGGGCTTTCTCTCTCGGTAGGCAATTCCTTGGCCGATCCAGACAGCGTTCTGCATCCGCAGTTCCTCCTGCAGCTTCAGCTGTTCTGTCGACAGGTCCGTTTCTGCGATTGGCCCGAAGACACCAGTGATGCAGTGATTCACCAAACGGTGCTCTGTGGCGTAATCGAACCCTTTCGGGTCCTTGCCAAGGGATATGAGGGTGTCGTGCAGAATCCGGCACATGACCGTACTCGCCACTCGTTTCGCACGACATGTGTCCAAGCGAGCGCTACTGGCCAAGAATGCGTCAGCCAGGACGTCCGCGGCCTGCTCTTGGAACAGAATCACACGCGCCCGGATGGACTCTCTCACCTTGTTCGGATTGACGGTCGCCAGCCAGAACGGGACGCGCGATAGCGGAAGGGACTGCATCTGCCTAGCCTTGCCATCGCCGGCAACCATCCCCTTTAAGGTGGACAGTTGTCGCGACAACACTGGATGCGTCTTAAGCTTGTCTAGCTGCTTGTTCCAGTCCAGCCCCATTCCCTCCGCGATCGGACGCATGGCCACGTATGGCTGACCTTGGTGGAGCCGACCCACAAGCAGGGCGCCATTGAAGTCGACTTGGACAATTCCAGTTGCCATCAGGCGACCCTCCCTTCATCGCAGCGCGCGTCAATCCACGCTTGGACCTCTTCAGAGTTCCAGGCGGAGACTCTGGCTGCCACCCGGATCGGGCGGGGGAATTGGTGATCCTTTGCCAACTTGTAGATGAGGGACCTAGACATTCCACAGGCTGCCATGACGTCGGGCAGACGCATCAGCACGCGGCCCTGTGAGGCTACACGGCCCGCCTGAATCGCTTCGCTGCTCATCGCAGGCTCTCCTTCTGCTGCTTCCACGCGCGGCGCGCCGGCTCTGGAACCCGGTACTCAGTGAGTGAGTAGGAGCCGTAGCTGTCCCGGCGCCGGACGTTGACTGAGATGAGGAGGCCGCGCTCAATCAGGCCTTGGGCATCCTTGCGGGTCGGCTTGGATTCGCCATGCGGGAAGTCGGACGTCCATCCCCCGAAGTTGAGGAGCCGCTCTTGGGCTGAGTTAAGGGCGGAGAAGTCGAAGCCAGTCACTGGCGCCCCTCCGAAGAGGGTGCGCCGAGGATGAGCGCGCGGATGTCCTCGGCGCGCCAAGCGGTAGCCCTACTGCCAATCTTGAAAGGCTGCGGGTAGCGACCGGAGCGGACCCCAGACCACCATGTTGACCGCGATACTGGATAGACCCGAAGCACGTCCGGGAGCCTCATGAACCCAGTTGCTGGTAGATCGCCAGTTGCACTTGCTCGCATATCTCTGCCCTGCACCGCACCGCAATGGCCGGTTTTGGACAGATTGAATGTCTATCGAGATCTCCGTAATTGAAGAAACAACGGCCCGATCATTTGAAATTTAGAGGTGAAAAAAGACGTCCGTTTCGGCTGCCTTTCTTCACCGGGGCATACTTCGCCAAGTCGTTCGTAGTCATGTCTGATACGTCGAAATACAGTGCTGCCAATGCCAGCACCAGCGACCTCATGGGTCGGCCATACTTCGCAGCCAAGTAGTCAGTGAGCTCCCTGACGAAATACAGCTTGTGCGCGTTCGAGGTGCCCGGACTGCTCACAACCTTCGGGATATCAACCATCTTGGCGGCTACCGCAGCAAGGTCTTCGTATCTGTCCGAAGACACCGCAAGCATCCTGCGACCACGCCCTTCCTCCTGTGCGAGTAGATATCTAGCCAAGCGCATGTCGCTTTGACAGGAAACGCTACTAAGCTCCTCGGCAAGGGTTTTCGCGGCCTGAGCGATAACTCTGGCTCTTCTCTTTCGCTCCACTTGAGTAGTAGCCACCTTGTGGAAGAGTCGGTTGGACCTCTCCGCAACGCTGAGCAGCCTAGACAGCGCCTCGATAGACAGAGATTCCGTAAAATTTGTGGAAAGCGCACGCGCGAGGGCCCGCTCATGCCCCAAGGCAAAGATGCGATTGAGCACTACCAGTGTGTTGCGCCAGTCGACGTCAGGGTAGTCCCATCTGTGAGTGTCGTAGACCCTGGAAGGGGGGCAGTGAAAATCGAGCATTAGCTCGAAGCTGTACCACTCAACGAAACGCAGGCCCCCAAGCCACCACTCTTCGTCGTATTTGCTCTTAGTCATGCGGGTCTCCAGTACCCTCAGTATGGCTGGCAAAAGTGCGCCGGCACACGATCATCCCAACGAGAATTCTGGATGCACCTTGGAGTCAGGAATAGCTCCAGCGATCGAACCCAACCTGAGCATGGCGTACTCCTCCACAGTCATGCTGGACAAGGCAGTGAGCGCAGCCTCGATCTGCTCCATCTCAAACTTAGGCATCCTATCCGATGCCTTCATACCAGCCCTCACTACGTCCATGAGCTTCGACCCACGACCGAAGAACCCGTCAACAAGTCCCCGTTGACTCTCCGTCATGGCTCCACCGTAAGCCTCAACCGCTGAGGCCACAGTGGCCGCCAACTGGACGCTCGCTGCCATTTCGGGGCGACTTGCCGCATCCGCCAAGGCCTGCACAAACGCGATTGCGCAGACTCTGCCGATCTCCCGGCCCATCAGGTAGCCATGTGCCGGGGGCATCCGCCAGTAGTCTCCGGCCCTAGCATGGCTCTGGCGATAGAAGGGCAATCGCTGCATTGGATTGGCGCGGGTCCTATTGAAGCGCACCGGCCGCTTATGTCTTGGAGGCTTGGCCTGGCTCATAGGACCTCCTCAATGCCCTTGCCCATGTGGATAGCCCTCTCATGGACCATGCTAACAACCGCTCGGACCTCAGAGGAAAAGCTGGCTGCATCCATTTCCCCCGAGCTGAGTAGTAGCTGCGTGACTCCTTGGATATCCCAAATAGCTTGTGCAGCTTCGTTTAAGGCTTGCCTCAGCTCGCTGACTCTCTCTTGGCTAGTGAGCGTGGCCATCAGTCCACCCTCGATGCGCGTCGCAGTGCTTGAGCCTCTTCCAGAAGATGATCCAGTACGGCAATTTCATCAAATGTCGGGGAGGTGCAATTGTCCATACAGGTTCGGAAGAACGATCGGACAAAGCTCACGTAGAGGCTTGCGTCACCCAGCGCGTGCATCGTGTCGATGCCTGCACAGATCTTGTAGGTCGGGGCGTCATCCTGGACCGGGATCGCGCCGTACGGGGTCTCTTCCGTAAGGTCAGATACGGGCACAGGTCACCTCCATGACAAGCTCAATGACGGTCATATCGGCGACACCCAAAATCGTGCCGATCAGGAAAAACACGCCACAGAGGCGGTAGGTATTGAGATCGTCGCGGGCGGTGAGCCAGCGGCGGGCGGCGAAGCCGCGGGTAATACGGTGCGCCCCTCGGGCTGATGAGATATGCCGCTTCGCGGCCGAACGCGCCCGTTCAGGCGCAACATCTATAATGCTGCAATCCATGATCGACTCTCCAATAGTCGGTTGTGGTAGGCCGGGCTAGGGGCGCCAACCCCTATCTCGGCCGCTTTGTTTATGACGCCGGTAGATCTCTTCGAATCCTCCTGTCAGCAGTGTAAGGGTTATGCGCGCTTAGCGCGGAACTCGACAACTTTGGGCTGCTCTTCGCGCAGACGGTCCAGATAGTCCGACCAGGCCTGCATCATCTTCCTGCGTTCTGGCAGATGCGTAGCGCGGTTGTAGGCGCGCCCAAGTGGATCCTTAACCGCGTGGGCAAGTTGGTGCTCGATGTAGTCCGGCCGGAAGCCCAGCACTTCGTCCAGCACGGTTCGGGCCATCGCCCGGAAGCCGTGACCAACCATCATCGAACCGTCGAAGCCCAAGTTCCTAAGTGCAGCATTGAGCGTGTTTTCGCTCATTGGCTTGAGGACACTTCGCACGCCCGGGAACACAAACTCGCTTCGTTTGGTGTACGGGTACAGGTCCTGGAACACTTCGATGGCCTGCGCGGATAGCGGGACGATGTGAGGCGTGTTCGTCTTGCTGGTCACATACCGCCATTCGCCGGCATCGAGGTCAATATCGGCCCATTTGGCATGGCGCAGCTCGCCGGGACGCACGAACAGCATTGGTGCGAGCTTGAGCGCTGCCTGCGTAACAAGCGAGCCTTGGTAGCCCCACAGCGCGCGCAGAAGTGCGCCGATCTGCGAGGGCTCAGTCATGCTCGCAAAGTGCTTCGTCTTTGGTTGCTCGAGGGCACCAGCCAAGTCCTGAGCCGGGTTGCGCTCTGCCCTGCCCGTGGCCACGGCGTATCGGAAAACTCGGCCAGCATGAGATCGAGCGCGATGTGCAGTTTCGATCACTCCGCGCTGCTCTAGCTTGCGAAGTGCGGCAAGCAGTATGGGGGCGGTGATCTCGGTCAGAGGCATGTCAGCCAGAGGCGCCAGATCCTTTTGGATCAAGCGACGCTCGCGAACCACTGAGCCGGGCGTAAGACCTTCCTTTGCACGTTTCGCCAGCAGCTCCAGTGCTACTCCGGAAAAGGTGGTGGCAGCCCGCTCACCATGCGCGGCGCGCTCGGCCCTGGCAACTTGTGAGGGGTTGGCCCCGCCACGGAGCAGAGCCCGCAGCCTATCCCGCTCCACGCGTGCCGCCTGGAGTGACGTAGCAGGATATTCGTCGATGGTAATGATGCTGGCCTTACCAAGGTAGCGATAGCGATATCGCCACACCTTGGTGCCGGTCGGACGCACCTCAATGCACAAGCCGTTAGCGTCGGCCACGCGGTACACCGCGGACTTCGGCTTTAGCGAGCGCAGCTTGGTGTCGGTCAGCAT